CCAATAGTGAATTGGATTACTTAGCGGAGATGATAAACGAAAAGTTACAGTACATGGGGTATGAACCCGATGGTGGTTTTAGCTTTGATATTGTCGTACAATTTGAGGAGAATAGTAATGAGTGATACAAGAAAAGCATATAGTGTTTGGGTCGATGGTAAGCAAGTAAATGACGATTGGTTAACATACAAAGAAGCATCAGATTTAGCTGACGAGTGCCTTAAAAAAGGCCACTGGGCAATGATTGGTAATAGAGATTAGGAGAAAGAACAATGATAATATTAGAAGATGAGATGAGCAAACAGAAACTCACAACTATGGGCGTGTGGATAGAGCTACAAGAGCCTACTGACGAGTACACTGCACAAGAGATAGTCGATAATGCTAACAAGATGCTTAACAAGTTAGGTATCAATGGAAACAGGTTTGCAGTTAGCAAAGATCGTAAATATGGTGTACACTATTTGCACGTTCAAAGTGATGGACAGTTTAGTTATCTAGAATCACATGGGCATTGGTTTAATTTGGAATTTTTGGCTAGGGAGAATAACAATGCCTGATTATATGATTGAATCAGAAAAAGAAAAGAAGTATCATAAGTTATTCATTAGACTGTCAGGACACTTTTTATCAGCACACTTACCAGATGACTTCTTTACATATGAGGAAGAAGACCAAATGCAGTTTATAGCAGACCATGCGTGGCAACCATTTGAGTACCATGAACCAGAAGATGTGTATGACCTGATTGACAACTTAACTTATGAAGTAATGAATATAATTGAGAAAGGGATAGAATAGTGAGTGGAGATAAGATACCCGCGATTGACCCTAAGACTGGGCAGTTTGTTAGACCCTCAAAAGGGGAGAGAATAGTACAACTTATAGGATTACTTGAAGGTGAGTACTTTAATCTTTCGGAAGAAGGTCAAGAAACATTTGACGAATTAATTAAAGAGGTATTAGAATGAGTAAGATAGGCAATTATGTAGTAGAGCTAGAGCAGAACAAAGTATTCTGTATTAACTGTGAACAAGAGGTAGATCTCGAACAGCTAACAGACTTAGACATATGTGAAGAGTGCTACGAACAGCAAACCATAGACAACCAGTTGTTTTAAAAGGATAATTACTATGGCGTTTTATGATAAAAGAGAAGAGTCTAATTCTGATGAGATACAAACTTACCTATTCCATCAGGCATTAAATGCTTATCAACAAGGGTATGAAGTCTACATAGCTCACCCTCTTGATGAGGATAAAGATGATAAAATGAATAGTGAAGAAGAAATTATATCAGGTGATGGACACTTATTTGTAATTAAAGGACAAGCAAAGATATGAGCAGTAATGAGAATAAACATAAAAGAGATATGCGAATAAGGAGACAAATCTTTCCTATTTGGGAAGAACTAAGTGAGATAGAAAAAAGTCTATCTTGTTACAAGCATAAAGAGAAAGCCCAAAAGAAATTCCTAAAAGAACTATGTTGGTATTTAGGCGGAGCATACTTTGTATTAGAGGGTTTAGAGGATAAATAACATGAGCAGTAATGATGAGAATAAAACATATAAGGTTGCAGGGGTACACAGTGGAAAGAAAGGTGTTACAGTTTTAGACGGGCATGAGAGAGTATTAGAACAAGCTGAACAATCAGCTAAACTACTTACTGGTAAATATGCGTTAGAGAATAGTTTAGGTATAACTAATTTTGTCGCCTTCAATACTCATGCCCTAACAATGCTACCACCATATAGTATTGACATGGAAGCAGAATGGAATTATGTAGTAGAACAAGAGGGGGATACCCCTTCAGTGGAAATTAATAAACAAGCAGAAGGAAGCATATAATGACTTTACCAACTAACATGGTTACTAATGTATTATCAGAGAACCAGAACAAGTTTATCACAGTTAAATTCTTGACTAAGGATAACGAGGAACGTACATACAATGGACGTATGAATGTAATAAAAGGTCTTAAGGGAAACGAGAGAGGCCAGATAGCGGCTGAAGCACTACGCAAGGCGGGTTACATAACACTGAAGACTAACAAGGGCTACAAGTGCTTTAATGTGGATCGTGTGCTAGGTTTTGTAGCAGGTGGTCGTCGTATCTTTGGGCTAGGGACTGAGGTGTAATGCCCCTACCCCGTTCAATGGAAATGGAGCTAATGGAGCTAGGCATACTCAAGAGTGATACAGAAGAACTTGAGAGTATAGCCGAGCAGACAGGCTTCTATGCACTAAGAGCCGAGACTATAGCTTGGCATAACACACTAATAGTAGATGGAGAGGTAATGTTCTAATGGCAAAGATAAAACTACATGGAGATTTCATGCTTACGAGCGATGTAATGAAAAGACTTAATGATATTATATACGCTAAAGAACCTGTAAAGGAAGCTATAGAGTTTAAAAGAGATATTATAGTAGAAGATATAGAAAGAACACACAAATGAGTTTAAGACCAATATTTTACTGCCCTGACTGTTTGAAAGAGGGCTTCAAGAATAAACTTAAAGTAACACATACAGAAGAATACTTTAAGTTAGGATACCCAAGTATAAGAAGACGTAAGAAGTGTCTATCTTGTGGATTAATAACTAGAACAATAGAAATGGAGTTACAAGACAATGAGTGATTATAAACCATATTACAGAACTGATAAGATGAAACAGGAAGAACTAAGAGCCGCTAAGTATGTAAGTATTTTATTTTTTACTATGGTAGCTTTCTCATTTATAGGATTTGCTTTCGTATTAGTTAAAGCAATGTTATACATGACTGGTTTATTCTTATGAACAACCAAGACATATTAGATATGTGTAAAAGGTTAGCTAGTAAGTATTATAACCATCAGGACTATGACGATATAGTTTCTGAAGGTGTAGTATTATGTTTAAAAATGAGAGCTGAAGGTATTACTGAACCCTACAAGTTATATTATAGTGCAAGAACAGCTATGTTCGAATACGTTAATGTAGGTCTATCTAAATTTAGCTACCCAAAAGGTAGGAGTGGTCGTGAGGCGGTACAGGAAGACACTACAACGTATGTAGACTTAGAAGACGTACAGATACCTGCCGAAGACTTGTTTGGCTCTTACGAACTAAAAAATGCTGTAGAGGCTCTAAAGAAACACTTAAGTAAAAGAGAGTGGGAAGTGTTTGTATGTTTACACAACAACAATAATAACTTTACCCATACTTCTAAGGTACTTGGGGTGTCTAAGCAAGCTATCGAACAGGCTATCAATAGAATAAAAAACAAGATTGTAACAATTTGTGATGTTGACATTTAACGAAATCAGACATTATAGATTAATACCTACATAAGTATTAACATAAGTTTTTTTTCTACAGCGTATAACGAATAAGAAAAAAGTCTTAGGAAAGAACATAAGTATGACTATAGTAAATGAAGATAACAACTTAAAGCATCAGCCCTGTCCTTTTGTGTCGTGTGGATCAAGTGACGCTTTTTCATATGAAACAGTAAAAGGTGTAGGATTCTGTCACTCTTGCGAAGGTAAGTATTCTCACAAATCTATAGGTTTGTACCCTTGGGCAGAAGATAAGTATCCTACTAATACAGAAAGAAACTATATGAACGTAACAGAGTTTACACCTAAAAGAATAGAAGACATTTCAGAAGGTAGGCATGAAGCCTTGAGGGGTGTAACTGCGAGTACCATGCAAGATTATAACGTACTCACATATGACGACAGACAAGAGTACATATACCCGTCTGGGGGAATTAAGGTACGCAAACTAGGTGAGAAGGCTTTCTATACTAAAGGTAATTTTAAAGGTGATGAACTGTTTGGTATGAACCTATACCCTGCTGGTTGTAGTAAGATGGTTACAATAACAGAAGGGGAGCTAGACGCTTTATCTGTTTGCCAGATGATACAAAACCAATACCTTAATCCTGTAGTGTCGTTGCCTTCAGCTACACCATCTAAGAAACTATGGGAAAACTGTAAGGAGTGGATAGGTAGCTTCGAGAAAATCATACTATCTGTAGATAATGATGATGCAGGGAATGCTGTAGCTGATCGTATGGCTAGATTATTCCCTAACAAAGTATATCGTATGCAACATGGTGAATATAAAGATGCAAATGATTTTTTACAGGCAGGGAAAAACTCTGAGTTTAAGAGGATGTGGTGGATTCCTACTAAGCATACACCAGAGAATATACTCAACACGTCTGAGCAATTCTTAAAGTTATACGATGAAACTCCAGAGCATGTATACTACAAGACAGGTATCGAGGCGTTAGACGATAAGATATTAGGTCTGATGCAAGGTCACTTCACAGTATTTAAAGCACCTACAGGCATAGGTAAGACTGAGCTTATGAGGTATATGGAATACAGTATGTTACAGCAAGATATACCTATTGCCGCATGGCACTTAGAGGAGACTAAATTAAGGTCACTACTAGGTCTTGTGTCGTATGAGGCGGGTGACAACTTAACAAGACGTGACTTGATAGAAGAAAAACAAGCGGATAACATTGTACGAGATGCTATAGGTAAAATAACTAAAGATGAAAACTTCTACCAGTTTTACTTAGGTGATGGTCAAGGTGCAGACGAACTAATAGATCAGATAAGATTCTTTAGTCAGGCGTGTGATTGTAAGTTTGTATTCTTTGAGCCTATACAAGACGTAGTTGTAGGAACATCAGAAGATAGTAAAGAATCTATGTTAGCTGATTTATCTATACGACTATCTAAGTTAGCCGCAGAACTTAACGTAGGCATTGTAACGATTGCCCATACCAATGAAAACGGAGATCCAAAGTATTGTAAGATGATAGGACAACGTGC